TAGAACCGCCATCGTCTGAATAGTCCATCATCATTTCAGGATTGGAACCTTGTCCTACAGTGAGTCCTACTCCAGTTTCTAATACAACCTCAAGTCGTTTATGAAACGCCCTGCGCCCTTCTGCATAGACAGGCTGGTAGGTCCATTCCATGCGTTGAATATCCCCACCCTCATCAAACGAAGTCGGATCGGCAAAGGCTATTTTATTACTCGTTGCGTCCCCAAATAACTCCAGCCCAAAGGCTTGTGCGTGATGTTGTTGGTGCCAGAAGTCTTTCCCGTAGGTCTGTCTTTCATGCCACTGACCTGTAGTGGCGTCGTAAACATACGTCCCTTCTGGGGCGGTTAGGACATAAAACAAATGGCCGTCCTGAGCGTAGGTATACGCCTTTACCGAAGAAATAGTGATATCGAACAGCTTTTGTTCAATCGCATGGGTAGAGACTCTTATCGGAGTCACCCCGTCTAGTTTTCGTACCGTGTAATCGTCCGCCAGCCAAAACACCGAATTATCCTGTTTGGCTAACGTCCTGCCATTCAAACAACCCTGTTCTACATATCCATTAATAGCCCGCTCAAAGGGAAATCCACTGACACCGGTATTTTCATAGATTTCAACCGACTTCGGTCCTGTGAGTATTAATTGCCGATGATCGGCTTTCATGCCGTTCAAATTATCGGGGTTTGCTTCTGCCGTGGCAAAATTAAGGGCGTCAAAGGAATCGAGAGAACCCAGATCAGCACTGAAAAACCGTCCTGAGTTTGGTTCTCTGTAGACCATAAAATTATCCACAAACTCAACATCGCCCGCACCCCGAGAGGTAAAATCAGAATCTGTGACTTGTGCAAAAGTATTGGTGGATTGCGTCCAGGTGTATAAATCAGGCTCATTCACTACCGCAATACCAATCGTGTTGTTGTCGATATCGATATTACCTGGAGAACCTATATTACCTAGTAAAGTGACGGTTTTATTGGAATCGACCTTGTACAACTCACTCCCTGAGACGACAAATAAAAGACCTAAAGCAGCGTGCATCCCGGCAATGGATCCGGCACCTACCGTAGTCCAAGCCGTTAATCCAGGCGGTCGAGTGAGTAATACAGGGGTTCTGGCATCGGGGGGGAGCAGTTCGGGAAAGCAATTGACCAGTCTTGACGGACTCGCGGGGGTGCTTCTAAGTTCATAAGACTGGATCGGAATTGAGATTGAAGCCATTAGCTGTCCGTCAGTATATTGTGTCTTCCGTATCTGTTTCCCGCGCCTCTTGGAAGGTGACTCATATCCAAACCGGTGAGGCTTTCAGACAATGACTTTCTCAATATCTTACCGCCATACTCATCCGCATTGCGAATAGCTTCCGCTGATGCCGTGGCGCCGTACCGTGGTGCAATCGCTAACGCAAGCATGCCCACTACACCCAATTCCGCCCAGTCGGGAATAGGAATCTGGGCGGTGGTGGCGGTTTGTGCAAACCAGCCCAGAGAAATATCGTCCTCTTTGTGAGCCTCCATCATCTGATTCAAACGCCGTAGACAAAACTTACCCTGTTCGGCAGAAGCCGATTCATCATCAGCTATTACACCGATATCGCCTAATGCATCATCAATAATGACAAGGTTCGTGGTCATGCAAACTCCAAAGGGACCGCCCGAAGACGGCCCCACATTGCTTAGAACGGGGTTGCTAGAGTACCAACACCCATCATTGTTCCACCAATTGCCCACACGGTTGAACTCGTTGCCGTAAGGGTAAATCGGGTTCCGTTCAAACGACCGGTTACATCACTGTCTGCCGTAAACGCTACGGTAGCCGTTTGATCAGCGGCAAATGTATCACCACCTTCTGCGACCGCCGTAGAGGACGAATCAAGCCCACCACCAATAAAGGTCGTCGCCGCATCCGTTGCCACAGAGTAAGTACCTGTGCCGGTAAGAATGGCCTGGAACTCAAACGTTACGCCGACATCATCAGCGCCGACTAAAGGCAGGGTATAAGCCTGACCCGCAGCCGTGTTGAAAAGGCATAGCGCGTTCGATTCACCCACCTTCAAAGTACGTGCTGTACCTCCAGGATCAATGACTTGACGAGCAAGACCGCGCACACGGCAACCACTGTCAGAGCCATTGTCGAGATGTTCTCTATTTGTTGGAATAGCCATATCAACTCCTAGTTAGAGACTCTGCAAGCCCATTCAGGTCGCAGTGTCTTAAAGCCATAAAGAATGTCCAATCTCAGGAGTAATTCATCGTTCCTGATATCAGACCCCTGCCAGCAGCGAATGCTCAAACCATCTTGTACCCGCGTCACACACCGAATGGAATCATCCATAATTGGAAGATCCGCGGTTACAAACGTAAACGCATCCTTGTGATACATGAGATTCTGTTGCAGAACTGCTGACGCAGCACCGTGCTGAATGGTCGCCTCATCCTCAAGGATGGCGAACGTGCCATCAGAGGTAGAGATGTTTTGCTTCGCGCCCGTAACGTAAAGTCCTGGACTGAAGCTGATAACCGCATTGTTACCCGATAACGTACCGACCGCCGTGATCACCAGTTGTTTCAAGTGACTGTAAGCCACCTTGGTTTCTGGATGAACATCGAACATGGCGTCAATGGTGAACACCGTACCCACTGTAGGTACTACCGTTCCCATCCCGTCAAAGTTCAACTGCGTAACCGCCGTCTTACTGTCCGCATCACCGGCCGCCAATCGAGTCGTATCATCGACTGCCCATATCACATCGGCATCGGCACCGTTGGTGTGAACGTAGGTCTTTTCATTCTCCCAAAATGTCGCCATTGCATTGCGACCAATAAAGCCTTCACGGAAAGCCTCTTTGATCTGCATACCATCGTGGAACAACGCCTGAGTGCCATTAACAATCGATCCCATCGTGACAGAATCAAGCTGCATATTGCGGTTCGAGTCTTTGGGGGCGAGCTGTTGATTGAGCTTGGCGCGAGCATTGGTGATCGCTGAAATGTCACCCGAAACACCCACAACCGTTCCGGCAGTACCCGTGAGGTTGTAAACGTCTTTCGTCACACCATCCATGACATCGCCTTCAATTCCAGCCACAAGAACCGATGTGGCTGGCTCAATGTAACGTCTTGAAAGCTCATCGATTGAAAGGCTTAACTCGGCTGAGTTAAACCGCATGTCCACCCCGTCTTGGATAGCAACAACAACGGTCTGTGAGCTTTCGTCCTGGTCTTGAACGTCCATTACCCGAGAACCTTTACGGCGGGTATATTGGTTTGCATTTCTTACTCGTAGTTCGTCACCGATTTTTGCACCCGTTTTGGCGTACGAAGAATCGTAACTGCGATCAATGGTCCCAAGGAAAGTGAGCTTTTCGTGTGCTATACGAAGAAACTCCCTTGTGATCATATCAATAACGCTAAGTGTATTAGCCATGTTAGTCCCTTTGCCAAGGGACATAGCCCTTAGCGATTAGCGATCTGTTTCCTCCTCATTTTGGCAAACTCAGCATTTGACAAACCTGAATCAGTAATTTTCTTTTCCAATCCAGCATCACCCGATGGAAGCTTGGGGGGTGGAGGCGGTGCGTTGCTAACAGACTTGCCTTTCTTGGACTTTTCAGACTTCAACTCAGCCTCAAGTAACGTCATTTGTCTCACAGTCTCACGCGGTGACAAAACAGATAACTCGGCAGCTTTCTCCGGGTTTTTCGCTAAGTGATAGGCTATTTCCGGGCCAATATCGCTTAACCGTATTTCATCTGCCATTTCTGCTGATGCAGCCCATGATTTGTCTCCATAGACAGCATCCACATAATCACCAACCTTAGACTCAAACGCCGACTCTCTGGTTTTGAACTTACTCTCGACCTGACTCGATTCAATCTGTGTCTGGACTTTACTTACCGCCTCGCTTGCTGCATCTGTTGCAATTGCTACGGTTCGTTTGTCCTGATACTCGTTGAACTTGTCCTCGTTGTGATCAAAGTCTTCAAGTGTCTTCAACGGTTCCTGAGTCTTGGGTCGAGACTTCAGCTCACCTTGTAAGCGTTCGTTCTCTTGCCTTAACTCAAAAATCTGCGAATCAGACGCTTGCTTTCCAGATCGTACCTTGTCTGTTAGCTGTTTAATTCGCTTACTAACAGCATCTCCTGTCTTCTGCGAATCGCTTTTTTCCTTGTCGTTTGGCTCGACAGCAGGGGTTGATTCTGCTTCGCTTTCCTGAGTTTCAGCATCCGCCTCCGGTTCAGGACTTGCGTTTTCAACCGATGTGTCCTCAGACACCTTATCTTCTGACATGAGTTCGCCTCCGCGATTAAGCCCGCTTTAAGTGCGGTCGTCTAAGTTCGTCTTCACGATTCAGCCGGATATTTTGGCTATCCGTTAGCCATGAAACGAGCAGTTTTTATCATCATGCTCAGGACTCGCCGTTAAGCGAGGTATAACTGCTTTGAAAGTGGCCCCACTCCGTTCGGTAGACTTGAAGCAAAAGAGCCTCGTGCTTGTCGCGCATAATCGACGACCACCATCAAAACAGTCTATTCAGGAACTATCTTCAATCCTCCTTTCTCTCTGACAGCACTTAAGCTCTTAGTCGTGCCGTCACTCATCTGTACATCCGCAGTGATTCTACCACCTTCGCGCTTAACAGTGCCACCCACAGGCGTTCTGTCTTGTATTTCCCCAATCACTCTGTCCTGTACTTGGTTGGCCTGGTCAATCGCTAACATGAAATTAGCCAATGTCTTATCGAGATTGGTCACGAAATCCAACGCGCCGGCGGTATCCACCGTCTCTGACATCGCCTTTTGACCAAACTCAGCCACGGCCTCCTTCAGCTCAGCTCCCTTGACTTTCAGATCCGCATCTTGCGTGACAAGACCGGTCTTAGCCTCAATGAGTTTCAACATCGTCTCAGCCACGTGCTTATCAAACTCCGCCTTGGCCGTCTTTACATTCGCCTGTTCTGTTTTTATCTCGGCCTTTTGCTTCTCGTTTAAGGCTTTCTCGCCCTCAAGCTCCTGTGCGGCTTCTTGTACGAGCTGACCGTGTTCCTGAACTTGAGCCATAGCCGCTTGAGCCTGCTGCATCATCTGCTGAACTTCTGGCGGAACTTCCGTGTCTTGGTTCAGCGTCTGTTGTATTTCAGGCGGAAGTATGGTCTTCAATCGATCCGCTATGTCATCCGCGTAAGGAAGATCCATTGACATCATAATCAAATCACCGGCAACGGCCCATATCTCAGGGAAATTCGTCGCGATGTTCGAATATATCTCAACCGCTTCCTGTCTTAGCGTAGCAAAGGACGGGCCTGTTTTAACCACCACATCGTATTTACCTACAGTAAGATCATTGAGCCGAACAGACTTTCCCTCTCCCGCCTCAAACTGAACCACATTGACCTTTTCATAAGACTCTTTCCCATCCGAGCCCAATACCCGAAGCTCTCTCTCTGTGTCATATATTTTAGGAATAAGGTCAATCAGAATCTCGTACATCAACTCATGCCCTTTGGCATGATTGTCCTTGTAGTTGAAGTTGGATATCTCACCTTGCTGTTGGCGGGCAAAGATAGCTCGTCCTGAAGAAGCATTCGTCTCTTGTCCCACACTCTCATCAGGAACGCCCATAACGTCTTTTAAGTCTGCATCGTCTATCGCAGACTGTTGCATGAGGGCCGCAGGCATGTCAGGACCACCAACCCTGATAGGAGGACCGGGAGATTTCGGATCGGGGTTGTAGTACTTGACCGGATAATTCTTCTTATGGGCTTCGGAATTAAGGATTTGCAGACCCTCATCTTGTTTCGGCGTCATCCAGGAAAAAGCCTTCGGAGCGCTATGAATCGCCTCGGCTATTGCGGTCTTGGAGATGTTAAAGTTTCTTTGCGCGTCCTTGGCATTTCTAACCAAACCCCACCAATACTTCTTGCCATCAATAACCTTGTATTCACCGTACACCATAATGAACGGAAAGATACTCCCGGCCCAGTCAACCGGCCCTTCAAGAATCTTCTCGCCCGAGGCCACGACCATTTGTATCTTGTCGGTTTCTACAGTACGGGTTCGTTTGGGTTTGAACCCTTGCTTCTTTAACGCTAGTGCCTCATCAGACTCAGAATCCACTACCAAGGTCTTTATAAGCTCAGGATCAGCAGGATCTGGCGTTTCAATCAGCCAAAGCTCTTTCGTGGTAGGGACTTTGTACCAGTATTCCGCTACACGGACCGTTTCTTCATCGATCCAGTCATCGTCATCCCGGTCAAACTGTCTATCGCCTTCGAAATCAACCTTATTGGCCTTGCCGTACTTATCCTCAAATTCATCGTGAGAAATACGCTCTGATAATATCCAATCCCTAGCGTCACGCTTCATAAAGTCTTTTGCCATAGGGTCTACATAGAGATTGTAGGGATTCTCAATACCCTCAATGATAATGTCCTGATCAAACGCATCCGCACTGGCAAAGGCGGTATTCACTCTCCAATTTCCCATACCGCCCTCTACTTGATATTCAGCGGCATAGTCTGTGGCATTGTCAGCATGGCTTACGTTCAGGATATTACGAATAAGACCTTCGTATATCTCGGCTATCTCAGTATCGCCACCCTCCACTGCCCTGACCTTTCCAGAAGGTCTATTGTCTCGAATGTCATTAACGACTCGTTTAGTACGAATCTTGGTCTTGTTGTACTCGTAACAGGGACGATCTCCCCTGTCTTGTTTCATGTTCTTTTCCCACTGTGCTCCGGGAATGTTCACAAATCGTATATCGGCCATGCCCCATTTGCGGTTATCAAAGTCAGCCTGAGTCATGATCTTATGGCGATCACGCACTCGCTCAAGGAGCTTCTTGTTGTCCTTCTTGCGCATGTCAGGCATTGGTTATAGCCTCCAATGCAAGAGCGCGCTGAATATCATCTAGACGTTGCTCATATTCGACTGCTTTTATATATTCTTCCACATATCGTCCAAAGTTGTTACGAGGGTCAACACCTTCACGGGAATAGTCACCACGCCGGTCATAGTGGCCGTGAATATTAGTTCCGCATTTATATATCCAACTCATTTTAGAACCGCATACCTAAGCGGGAAAATGCTATGTGCCCACCGACGGGTGAATCCATTATCCAGCATTAGTCATGCCCGCCACCACACGAGTTACAAAGGCATGATATTCATTCTCAGCCCTTCCCTTACAAATCGCTGCAGTTACTGGCATAACAATGGTTTTTCTACCGGAACGTAACTCTGACTCCATTGCAGCATCTACCACACGTTGTTCGTATTTATCCAGCATAGCCACTGTATCCTTTGAAGGGGTCTTTTGGCAGAGCGTTATCATAAACCAACTCAGCCTCAACTACCGCAGTATACCGAAACATATCAGAGCCGTGGGCGTTTATGTCTTTCTTCACGTTCTGCGGCTCCTCATTCTCTGCACCAATCTTGAACGCATACCGACGTAAACGGTTAAACAACGGTCCTGCACGATCTTTATCGAACCAACAGCGTGGGAACATCTGTCGGGCTAATCTCAGTCCGTGGATAAAGCCGACCTGCTCAATAGTCTCATCACTTACCTCCAGCCCCAGTTCCTGCAGGGTCAGTATATTCGTCTTGCCCGTCTGTGGGTTGTGGTTCTTGCCATCGTGTGGCAACCAAGCCAGTCCAAAGTTACCGTACGGTGTGCCGTTGCTTGATTTCTTGCCGGGAATGCCGTCCTGGTCGATGCCGGTGATCTGCAGATAGTACGATTCATAAGTGCGGTTATTGTCCTCGATGTAATCAATGAATCGAATCGCACCACCAATGCACTGCACAAAGCCAATCGCCATTGAATCAGCCCAGCCCAGGTCCCAGATCAAGAAAACCGGATGGGTAGCGTCATACGGTACAGCACACAATCGACCATCGGCGATAACCTTAGCCACCTCATTGGTGTAGATCGCACCTTCAACAGCCGGTCTACAGTGACCTAACCAGATATTGTCGTACTCGTGTTGTTGTCTTGTGCCTGCCTTTACAGCTCTTAGGAAGGTCTGCCGCTCGCCCTCTGCTGTCTTGGTCATCCAGGGGTTGGTATCGTAAGACATATCCGTAACAACACAGTCTTCAGGCGTATTCTCCACAAACCGAACCCAGGTCTCATCTGTATCTAACTCAGGATTGAATGATATCCATATCTCAGAGTCTTCTTTACGAATGGTTGGCGTGAGGATATCCCATGATCGCCGCGTTACAAGAGCCGCCTCTTCAACCCAACAGATGTCATAGGCTTCGTAAGACTTTATGCTGTAAGCGGTCAGTGCCGATAATCCGACGAACGAGAACAGCGTCCCATTAGCCCCGCGTATTTCATTCGCCAATACTTCATAGAATCCACCCAGGCCCAGTAATTCGATCTGATCCTTGAGTAATTGATGTACAGATTCCTTGATGGATTTTTGGACCTCACGAGCACACAGAATACGCAATGGCCCCTCAAACCCCTTGATCAGTAAGGCACGAGCAAAACCCCATGATTTTGTACCATTACGGCCACCCTTACCCACCTTATAGCGATGCGCCTCAAACAGAAACTTCTGATTGTCCGTGAAATCCCAATCTTCATTCTTTAGTGCTGGAATCAATGAAGTTCACCGTGCCGCTAACTCTTAATGGATTGTCTGCATCCCCTGCATGAATGGTCTTGTCTCCGTACTTCTTGGGCTTGAGTTTGGAGGCTGTCCATTTGCGAGCATCAACACGTAGCCGTGAGCGTTGAATATTCTCGGGTGCTGCCTTGATAGCAAGCACATGAATATCTTCTTCTGTCCACTCGCTTGGGGGCTTTTCCTTAACGGCATCAGCCAACAACGTAATGTAATCGTTGGTGCTGTTGTCCGCTATCTCGTTGATTTCTTCGACCATTACATCGGCCGCTTCGTCCTTGGCCGTCTCGTATTGCTGTCGAAATTCATCACGTTCACGCAACCATCTGAAAACAGTAGACATTCCTGGCATATCTTCAGACTTACACACAGTACGCATTGAATCACCACTCGCCAATTGCTCACAAATGATATCAGCAAGGTCTTGTGTATAGTCTGATGGACGTCCTGCTGGCATTAGCTGTCAAATATGCTGCGCTTAATCGGTCGATTGACGGGCTTTACACGCTTCGCTCTCTTCTTGACGACTCTTTGCGGTTGTCCTGTGCGTTTAGCACGTTCAGATGGTGTGTGTACTGGCATGATTGTCTCCTATGACCGACCATCGAGTAGCAATACGTTTAGCATCCGCTAGTTTCTTTTGCTTTTCAGTAAGCGAAAGACCATGCAATGATCTGCTGTATGCCTCTCGCATTTCTTTGATTGTAAAAGTTTCCTCACCCATCACGTTATTCCCGTCAAATTGTTTACTCTCCACACCGCTTTTCCACTGACTTGAGTGGATAAACCCTGATCAGCCTGGACAATAATCTGTTTTCTCTCGAAGCGGTTGGAATCGTCCTGTATTTCATTATCGCTGGCAGTGATCGTGATGGTTACACTTGCTGCGATGGAGACTGAGGTCCAATCCCTTATCTTGGTTCGAGTCTTTAGGCAATCAATTCGATATCTTATTGTGGTCGGTATTGAGGCAGCTTTGGTAGATCTTGTGCGAAAGTAGGCCGTCAGTGGAAAAGCGTTCTCCTCCAGCACTCGTGTCTTAGGTAGGACTATTTCCACCTGATCTGCCATCTCAATCCAATATCATCATTGCCAATAACAAAAATTCATCCTCTTCCCGAATCTGATCCATTTCCCGTTCCAAAGCCTCTACGGCCGAGAAATTACGCTGTACTGCTGCCCTTACAAAGGCTTTTGCAACACCGTGCGCTCTTGCATTGGCCATATCTTCATTTCTAAAAGACTCCGATACCAATACCTCAAGCGCTTGTAATTCTTCCTCACGAGCCTCTGTAATCCGGTCCGTTTGCAGTATTTGTGCAATTTCCCGGTCTACATCACTGGCAATTTCCTCAATCTCTTCGCGTATTTTATCACGTTCAGACTTATCACTTTCACGTTTTTCACGGAACGACTCGAACTTCATCATGAAGTCCCACCCACCCGAAGGAGCCGTGACTTCTTCTACTACCTCTGCACCACCACCGGCAAAGTCTAGATTATGCAGCCATAGAATCACGCAAAGCCCAAATTAACCACGATTTCGTTTGCCCCAGGTGCGCCAGTATCATTATCCGCTATGCCTGTGGATGCGCCGATAGTTATTCCAGTCGAAAAGGCTATTCCATTAGGGATTGAGAGCGTGAAACCCGCACCGTTAGAATCGCCCTGAGTCGGGATCGGAAACGTCAACACTGGAGTTCCTGTTCCTATCGTTCCAGACGTTGCGTTATATATCTTCACGAAACGCACCGATGTCGCCAAGTTAATGATATGTAACCAGTAAATCTGGCCCGGGCTCGCTTTGACTATTTCTAACGTGCCTTCATCCAAATCAATACTACGGAATATACTGGTTCCGCCCGAAGTCCTGACGCCTAACCCAACATCACCGACAAGATTAGACCCTGTATTCAACGAAACATCGTTATTGGCACCCAAATCCACCGGCAATGGATCAGAGGTCTCCGCCGTAACCCTTAACTGTCCCTGTAAATCAAAACTGGCATTGACCCGATCAGACGCATCAACTGCAGTAGGCAAGCCCGCAGAGGCAAAGCCACCTATCTTCAGAGGACTGTCAGCATCCGCCTCATTATGCGCAACCGTTCCGTCGGCCTCTGTTTTCATGCCGCCGCCGTTGGTAACACCTACATTGACAAAAGCCCCTTGACTAGTAGCCCCAACCAAGACCGCACGAACATTAGTTACGTCTTCACTGCCCTGTAAGGTTCCGTCAGCCCTCGATACAAGACTAACTTGTTCAGTGTGAATCATCGTTTGGGCTTGAAACGAGGTTAGATCGGCATCGGCGGTAAATATGATTCTGAAGAAATGCGCCACGACGCCGAGTGTTCTTGGTAATGTGTTTCTAACATCTGCCGTTGTGACTGAAATATCCCGGTGGACCGTCACACCATCGTGACTGAATTGCATTTGCAAAGTACCAGACACAGCCACGCCAGATGTCCCATCTATCAGGACAGATATACCCGTATAGCCCTCTATATCGTGGAAGGAACCTGTAAATACCAACGAAGTACCAGCGGTCAGATTGGTGGTACTGCTATTATCGTTATCAACACCAGACGCTGGCCCATTAACAAAAACAGCATTCGGATCTTGTCCAACAATCACTGAGCGACTAATAATCGCCTCAGTTTCGGGAAGTAACGTTTCGTCTAATTGATGACCCAAGAGGGTGTTGGCGTTATTTGAATACTGGACCTGAATTTCTAGATTGGTCGCCTCTGTGGTGCCGTTCGTGTACAAAATTCTGAAATACTGCTCTACAATATTCCACATATGAGGTTGAGCAAATCGAGTGTCTGCCCAAGTCCTAGTAGGACCACCAAAGGTGATGTTATCCCGTGAGACCTCCATCGTGAGAACACCATCAGTCGCATTATCACTAACTATACTGACACCAACACGACCGTATTTGGAAACGTCCTCTCCCACACCTTGAAATGTCGCGCTGGCCGCAAGGGTGGAAGCGGCTCTGCTGTTAAGAACGGATATTCGATTGCCCTGATTGCTGTATAACGCGCCCAGATCGTCCACTTGAAGCGGGGCATAATCACCGTCTGTACCTGCTAACGGGGCCAGTTCGTCATTTCTGACCGCCAAGCCCATAACCCCAGCATCGCCCGAATTATGCGTAACATCTTCAAGGTGAACAATGCTAGAGCCATCAATGATAACGCCGTGACCATCAGCAAGCTGTGCCGCTGAAGTGGCCGCGCCAGAGGGCAATGGTAATGAAGAGGCTGAAACAGGTTGTGTAACCCCTGAGCCATCTACTGTTACCGTTCCTTGAACCCTGGTGACGTCAACCTCTAAGCCATTGGCTGCGCTACCATTAATGTCCTCGTAAGTATAAGAACCCTCAGTTCCGGTAACTCCAGCAAGTGTAACTGCCTGAGACTTCGTAGCATCACCATCATGGGTGCGCTCTTTGGTTGTTATTACGTCACCACCGGACCCGCTGTTTAATTCAGTATTACTCGGCATCTAAGTACCCATCCCCATTAAAGCCAGTCCTGAAGGTGGTTTTGAAGCAGTACTAGCAATAAAAGACAAAGCATTACCCCCATAAGCATTGCCTACCGATATACGCCATTCCTCATCAGGCGTTGCCACAGGCAAAAGAACGCGCATATAAGGTCTTGCAACCCCCGTAACGGCATAGCGTTTCTCTTGCGAATCAAGGGCCATTAAGACATCTCAGCTTCAGAATAATCACTGCCATCGTCAGTCAATAACTTAGTGGCAATAATTGTCCCGGCATTGTTATAGATTCTTAAGGCATCTGTTCCCGAAGTAAATACGTCCGTTCTGTTCCTCAGCGCCATATACAACAACATTAATCCAGTTCTTAGCGTTGGCGTTGCCGAAGGAGCCGCTACACTTAACTCCGATATCACAGTGTCTAGCGCCGCATTAACTTGTGCAAGAACCTCAGAGGGGCCCAATTCAAGATTAGAACCTACTGAACCCGTGACATTTCCGTCCACGTTTCCAGCAACACTACCTACCGCACCCGTTACCGAACCAACACTTCCGGCTATATTGTCAACGGCAGGATCAAAATAGTCCGCTGCTAGAATGGTTCTGGCATTAAACTCTGATGTTATCGGAATATCATCAAGCTCCAAACCGCCCAAGTCTGATATCGGCAAGCCACCCGCCGCGTCTGCTGCAGCATTGGGTAGCGCCGTTAAACCTAAACGTACTCCGTCCTCTGGATCGAAATCAACCAATTGAATCGTTTGAGGCAAGATAATCATTCCAGTGACTGTCCCCTGAATGCTGACAGTTTCAACGCCTGTAGCAAAAGCCGCATCAGGTACGTCCAATCGGTAAAGACCGTGACCAATTTCTAAAAAACCACCATCCGCATGAGCTGTAGTAAGGGCCGCCAAAGTAGCCTCAGTGATATTAACAACCGCCGCAAGCTCCCTTCGATACTCCAAATCCATGCCGGTGGCATCGAATAACACACCCAGTTCTGGAGTACCGTCCGTCGAGTCTATGATATAAACATCAACCGAAACATTGGTGCTGCCTTTTAGTATTTGTCTCACGAATTTATCCTAACATAGGAAGGAATTATGTGGTTACGAACATCAGCGCCTCCGCCAATTAGTTCAAATGGCCCAATATCCACGATTCCCTCTCGTGTAACATTGGCTATATCGTCTGTGAGTGATCCAGTACCAGCATCATCGAAAGTTAATGTGCCATCTGACCTTATAGTGCCGTCTGCGGTTGCTGGATCAGCGAAATTTGTACCCACATCCGTGATTTCGTCAGCCATTGTGAGGCTTTCGTGCGAATTGGTATTTGAAAACCCCTCGTCACCCATTGACGTATCATTAGCGGCGTTATTTGAATCTGACGCGGGTGCCGTGCTGGCGCTATGAAACGCCGAGCCATTGTTATTAAAAAACCAACTATTTGTTATTGCTGCCGAGCCGTCTACCAGGCAGCCAACATTAGTATCCATCAGAAAGCCGCAATGATTAATTGTAATTGTCGCTGATGTTCTAAAATCAAAGCACCTACTGCCGTAGGCATAGCCTAAACAGTTCTCGAAAGTTACTATTGCATCAGCATCCCCAGTAGTAACCAAATATTGACTGGAGGAGGTGTCAGACCTAGAAAATATGCAGCGTCGGAAAGTAATTAAATTATTCGATGTGACGGTACTAATATCTACACAGACAGAACTAGCATTGATTGTAAATTCAATATCTTCAACGATTACATAATCTTCAAATATATCAATGGGACGAGAACCAGCTAAGACTTGATAGCCAGTCCCTGAGTTTTCCCTTGAGACACCGTTATGCTCTGACCCTGCTGCCGCATGGATAAGTATTTCGTTACCCGATCCCGTGGTCCACCCGGTAATCGGCACGCTAGTGGTATCTGCTCCACCAGAAGGATCACAAATAAAGACGATGGTATCTCCAGCAGAAACAAGATCAACCTGCTCGGAAGTTTCAGCAGTGGCTAAAGCCTCATACGCCGCAGTTCCGCTATTGCCTGGGGTGTTCGTTGTTCCATCTTGCGTCCCTGCCGTGGATGCGGTATTTACAAACCGCGTTATAGTCGCCACTAGGAGAGCTCCGAATCAGTAACGGCGTTTGATTCATCATCCTGGGAAGGGTCCGTTCTGTTGATAATAACCTTGCGGCGAATAGCGTCACGAAATGCGTTCCAGCCCACCGTGATTTCATGCTCTGCCAACAAAGTAGCCCTTGCTGCAGCGGGGATTGCTCCGGAGGGTATGCGCCATCGATGGTGCCTGTAGGGGTCGTGTTGCATTTCGGGTAAACCAGTTTCCGGATCCAGTGTCCCGTCCTCACGCACCTTTGTTTCGCCGCTGTCCTCTGTAAGTACTCGGCGCATCTGTTGCGCGCGATCATTTGGCACGTTGCGTATGTGAATCCACGCAAAAATATCGCGGCCTAATGCACCCCCATTAAGAATGTAATCACCGCCCACCAATGTGGCGATAGCGTTTGATTGATACACATTAAAAATATCACCGCGCCTGTGTCGGGCCGCTTCTTTGGGTGGATTGCTGCTGAGATCGTGGGATGCCGGATTCAGAAATACTCTTAGCGTTACGTCAACCATTATTCCTAACCACTGTGCTCATTCTTCGGTCGCCGTAAAGTTCGTGAGCGTTCCGGGTAAATCATACTCCCCGAAAGCACTGATAATCGCGTCATTACCTCGACCGCCAACCTCATCAATAACAACGCCCCGATACAGCATGTCACCTACCGGCACGTCTTGAAACAATAGCTCCTGCGCGTCCTCGGCCAGCACCGTGGTCTGTACCGTCCAGGGAACGCTGGCATCGACGCGAAACGCAATCTCAGAGCTTGCAATCGGATGCTGTCGTATCGTCACCGGGGGAAGTACCCAAGTCAATCGTCTATTAGCCATATCAAACCTCAGTTGTCTCACTCTGCCCGGCTTCTTGGGCCACAACCATCGTATTAGCCAGCGCCACACGCAGCAAGCACCACTTCCGGTCGTGCCGTACCAACCCACTGTACCGCATTAAACGGCACCACGTATTTGTCGTTGAAGCGCATCGTAGCCTCACAAGCCGTGCCTGCCGGTACGGTACCAATGGGATAGGCCACAATGGTATCGCGTGTTTGCGACAGCGCGTAAGCCACCAGATTAGTGGGTTCAACAACCAAGTTTGTTGGTGGCTGCGGTGGACTGCCCAGAGCCGTTTTCACCGCTTCGTTACTGAATGCGCTTTCCTCTTCCCCTGCGTTTATTGCTGTCGCCGCAATATAGTAAGTCCCCGCGGGAAGATTCTCGATGAGATATGTAGTGATTCCCGGGTTATCAACACGAACCGAGTCCGTGTAGTTCCCCGAGGATGTCCCGTAATAGAATTTATAAGCCGCCAGATCAACGAGAGGAGTGCCGTCTTCGTTTTGTGTCGGGGCTGTCCAGGACACAGTTATGGAACCTGCGTTAGCAAGACCTACTATCAAAATCAGAACAAAGAACAGACACGCCCTCATGCTATATTCTGATCATTAAGCGGGCGTCCAGGAGTGTTTTTCGTGTTCTGTGGACGGAACATAGCGATAAATCCTTTTTGTCTTCGCAGAAAGGAAAAAGAAGTCTCCACAGTACAAGCCGTATCGGTCTTTGTTTGGCTTGATGTGGGTAGATGCACGCTTGATGTCCATGATTCGGTTGGAATTAGTAACTTAACCGAATATTAACATAACGGTCTATCCAGTGCCGAGTGGCCGGCAAACCCTTGTAGGACAGTTTAGCGAATGGTTTAGCAAGAAAGGAGTATCGGGAAGTTCAGCGCTTTTATTAACTTCTCTCTATGAGGTTAGCAGAAAAATCGGCCTGTCAATAGCAAATAGATAACGCCTGTCTCGCATAAAGAGACTGTTACGCTAAGTGTAACGAAAGAGGATTCTGTATCGCATAACGTAACAAGAACCTTATCTGTTACGCTATACGTAACAAAACCTCTCTACCCTTCAATTATATCAAAAAGGCAGGCAGACACAGGGAACATAAGGAGAAAAGGCTCCAAAACCTATGCCTGCCCGCCAAAACTATTCAATCTGCGAAATTATTGATACGTTGCAATAGTATCTTGCTGTAGCGTTTCATTGCTTGAAGCTGCTGAAAAAGCAAGCCATTATCCTCATCGCTTAGGTTTTCAGCAGGTAAAAATACCTCCAGCTTCGTTATCTTTTCCTGCAACTCTCTCTGCTCTGCTACTACTCGTTCTTGCCAATCTTCCATTTTGTTCTCCTGTTATTCAAAATCGTGCATCAACTCATACTGATTGAAATCAATCATCAGTTCGCTGCCATTTCTATCGCCTTCCATCAGGGAATATTCGTTCTTGTAATGTTGGTAGATATCCTCTCTGACAGCTTTTGACCACTTCACGGTTTGATTCGAGACCAACCGAAGTTCAGCAAGCAATTCCTCGCCAAAGTGATTAATACAGAACTCCCGCCAGTCATACCAATGCTCTCCGAAAAACATATGGCAAGATCGACACAAACAAACAGCACCCATTGGATGCCAACGTAATGATGTATTCCTTCTGCTAAATATGTGTGCACAATCCATATATTGCGGATCGTAGCGTTTGTTCTCACAACAATTCTGACAAGTATAATTTGCACGCTCTCGCACTAGATTAGAAAATACAATATCAAGTTTGGTTCTTTTTATTTTCATTCCCGATCCTTAAACCGACATCCGTTTTCAGCGCCAAACTGATAAATCCTCTCAATAAACTCCGACCCTTGATCCAAATTCATCTGGCTGGTTCCCATCGGAACAACCGCAACCTCCTGCCCAATCTCAATCGGAATCCGTGGCGAATATTTTTCTTTGAGTAACGTCTTAACGTCTTCCGGTGGGTATCCAGACTGCTCCGCTATCTCTGAAAATAGAACGTGCATTATAGCATTTTGCCCCCGTGTCCTAGGCTGCTTAAACGGCTTTATCTCTATGGTCTGAGGCATTCCCTCGGCAAACATTGAACGGCACCTGTTGACGAAGTTGAGGGCGCTATTGGCCGTATTTACTACTGATTTCATGATTGGTTTAGTGGGTTTGTCATCACTTTTTATCCGCACCGCGCAAGCTGTCAGAAGCGGCCTGAAAATCTGCCGCAACCAAAGTTCGATCATGTGGTGAATCTTGAACATCGCTAACCGTGAACGACATGCCATCTTGGTCGTGTCGAAATTCAACGGTATAAACTGTTGGCTTTCTGGACAACCGCTCGAAGGTCAGGTCAGATACAGATATTGAGCGCACAGGCTTGAATCCGTTTTCCTCAAGCCGCTCAGTGAGCGACTTCTTAGGATTGCAGGTGCAGGCGTGTTCAGGATGTGGACAGTAGTGGTGAGTAGATTTGTACTCACAATCAGCCTTTTCCCATGCGCAATTTTTATCGTGTTTCACTACCTATCCCCTATTCTGAAAAGCCTCACGGCAAGAAATACAGATCCAAAATTCATACGAATAACCTGCCTTGCGCATAGGCGGCATCTATGCGCTCACAGGCTACATCGAAATACTTTCGTTCTATCTCGATTCCAATGAATTTTCGCCCTAGGTTGGCGCAAGCAACACCGGTGGTTCCTGATCCTGCAAATGGATCAAGTACAGTTTGTCCAATATCAGAATAAGCATGAATGAATTCAGCTGGCAGACCGACAGGAAACCTAGCGGGGTGGTCATAGTCTCTTCTCATTTCCCTTGTGACATCAATCACAGAATCTAAAATTTTATGTGTGTTTACTTGTTGTCCAGCATGTGACATTTTCTGCGATGTTCCATCTTTTCGGGTCAGCCCAGTATTTGACAACTTCCTGCCAACAGACTTGCATGGCTTGGTCTTATTGGGCTGGCGTAGTTTTCTTGTAAAATGAAAAACAAACTCATGGCGCGGTCCTAGCCTCCCGTTCCAGTCTCCGGGCAGAGAGAATCCTTGATCCCACACATACCAGCCAAACGGCGGCTCATGTTGAAACAAGTCATTCCAATAAAACGAAACCGCGCCATCTTTATGCACAAGTCCGCAGTTAATGAATATCTGTGAACTGCCAGTTGCGTACATTCCGTCTAACAACTGCGGAGCATCGGCCCAATCGAACCCATCCGAACCCTCATAAATCCGTTGTTTGGAGTAAGGCGGGGACGTGAACGCAATATCAACCTTGTCCAAGGTTGGCAATATCTCAAGACAATCACCTAAATAAAGTGTGGCATCGCCTATTTTCACAATCTCACTCACAAACGTCTCCGTTGTGCCCAAACGTGCAGAGATCATGAATTGATTTCGGTCATTGCGAACCAAACTCTGCATTCACCGACTGCATCAATTCTTCAAGTGTGTCGGCGCAATGTGTCGCAACATGCGACCTGTATGATTTAACCATTTCATAGAATTTGCCGTCTTCAAACCACACAAGCCCAAAAAAATTCCACCCGGCATGAAAGCTACGCATCCCGTTCTTTAGATCGGATTCCATTCCATCATCAATAACGCCGTCAGCATTGCTCATTGAATTGTCAGATTCGGGAAGTTCTTCGTTACACGTTTTCATGTTTGATCCTCAGATTGATTTCAGTCATTGACTGTCATATCGTGGAAAGAAGGATCATTTTTTAGCCATTCTAGGGACCGTTTAAACTGCACATCCTCACCCCTGGCAAACGCTTCAATGATCGGAAGCAACTCTTTAGCGCGTAATCTATTCATGCTCTCGGCCATCAATGCGCTCTCCGTCATTGCAGTCCGACTTATCTTCAATAGCAAGCAGCCTGTTCTTCTGGTCGGTAAGGTCTGCAATCCGTAGAGTCATTTTTGCCCTGGTCTGGGTTATCTGGGCGTCAATCGAATCAACACGACTTTTGAGCACAACTTCGTCAGACAGGGGTGTGAAAGTTACATCGATGGATTCTGAAACTCTGACGTAATTAGCATGGTTATCCCAGTACTCACTGGGCTGCCGTGCAGTTATTGAACCGCATGAACTCATATAGAGCGCCACGTTCTGCGTAAAATCTTCTTTATTTACTGCTCTGTTATTCATTTGTCCTCCTATTTATAGCCAAAGCAGCGGGCAAACTTCTCCGGCTGTCCTTTGAATTTTTTACAATCACGTATCGGTCCAACCCTGGATTTTTCAAGTGCTTCTACTTCTGGCTTGTAATTCTGGGCGGCGGACCAAAATCCAAAAACCATAAACAAAACCACAACAAACAAAATCATTACGAACCGCTTCATAAATTTACTCCCCAGTATTTTATTTCTGCTGAATCTATAACCTTGAGGGCTAATTCTGCGACACCCTGCATCCAGTTGTCGCCAGACCATTTCTCTGTCTTTTTTGGATGGTTGTACAATTCAACGGTATACGTCAAATCGTCCCTTGCTGTATCGGGCCACATCACATGAACTTCATACCCAAACCCGTTCAAATACTTGATAAGCGCACTGCAGTCGTTAGCGTCGTTCTCTGGGTCTGGTAATTCCTCCAAATCCAGATAATTCGGCAATGGTTCTTGATCCGTTTCTGGTGGAATCCATACCGGATCGTTTTCAATATACTGCCCGGATCGTTCTTTAGTTGGGGGGGCTGTCATACGTCTCCACCCCATAGCCTCGGCTAGTTTGATTCGGTCGTTCACAGCTTCTTCGCCTTATTCTTGAAAAAGGAACGCCATTTGTAGTTTTGAGCCTTGCGGAATGGACAATCCATAAAGTAGACTCTGGCTGCCCATTGTTTTTCGAGTAGCTTGTCTTGTTCGTATTGGGATGAAAATTCAATCCTTCGAAGAGTAATCATGACTGCCTCTCAAAATAACTAACGGTTCTTTCAAGATGAACCCTCACAGATTCAGCAGGATTCACCCCACGACTTCTATCGCCTGCCATGGTTTTCTCTCGCGGCTCTCCGTGTGCCCGCCCAGTAGGGATTATTCCAAATGACAGGCATTGACAGCCAATAGACCTGCGGCGATATTCCTGCTGATCCCAGTGAATGCTGCCGCGTAGAATAAGATCCATCACATGGCCCTTATTTTCTTTACAAGGGCGGACAGTTCTTCGTTGAAGTAATCAACAGACTCGCGCAGAACCTTAATGTAAGCCTCGTCACGCTCCATTCGCACTATAAGCGGTGGAAGCCCTCTCGAATAGCTCATAAAGTCCACCCACGCTCTCTCAGCGACCATTAGCTGACCTTGGCACTGTGCAACGTGTTCCGGTGGCACCACGCCATTTTCAAGCCGTTCAATCTGAATATGTGCCTCTGCGTTCTTGCACTCCCACATGCCATCATCACGAACCAAAGCATCCGGGCTGCAACCGCAGGTTTCTGTTTTGATAAAGCCAACTTTGACAGGCTCAACACCGCGCAGGAAGGCATACAATTCACGCGCTTCTTCTTCGCGCTCATGGCCCTTATCCATGTAAGAGTTGGTGTAGGAGTCCATCGGATAGCCGGTGATTACCTCGCCAGCCAGTTTCCGCAGGTAGGTTTGACGCCCCTTTGGTATGCCCCCTCGTGGGCCTTTCTTCGCCTGAACCTCTTTGAATTTGCTAGCGGTAGGAATTCCAAGACGCGCCTGTATCCATTCATCGGTATTTTGCTCGCAGTTGATTATCTCAAACACGTTTGGCCTCCAATGCCGCTACAGCTTGGCGGTAGTTTCGGGAGAGAATATCATCAAGGGTTTTAACCTTGCAGTAGCGACAGAAATCGCTTTTCTTGGTATCCGTTTCGGATAACAGGGCTTCCAGGTTAGCAATATGCTCATCGCTGATTGTGGTTTCAATGGTATTCCCATCGGTATCGTCACCGGTCGCAACGTCGAAAATCATCAGTGTAAGGATTCGTCGGCCATAGGTCAGAGTAGAACTAGCGGCATGGGTCGGCGTTTTGTTGACGGTGCCCTTTATTCCGGCATCGTCCCTCGGTAATTCCACGCTGTACGGTTCCTTGTGGCCGCCTGTATGCCGTAAAACCCCGTTTATGCGGATATGCCCCTCTACCTCTGCTTTGCCCTCGCTAAAGGACGTAGAGAAGCCCTCAGCGGTATATATGGGCTTGATCGCCACGGAGAGCGCCTTGATGTTTGCGTATTTGCTCTTTGTCTGGTTGTTGTCGCAGTTCTCGACCACTGTGGGGAGTTTCTTTTGCACCTGATTGAATGAAGCGTTGAACTCCATCTCAGCTTGGCGATCCATAATCTGCATTTGCATATCCAGAAACTTCTGCGTCTTATCGGCATCAATATCTGGATTGGCTGAAATACGTTCAACCATTTGCACAAATGGATCGGTGACTACAATCTCAACTTCTTTTTTCTCAGTCATGTTTGCTCCAAGTTAGCTTGCTCTCGCGCTTGCATCTTCTGAACACGAGAGACTGAATTGTCCCACGAACGCATGAGTTGTTTTATCTGAGCCGGAGAACGTCCTTTCAGACTTCTGAGTTTCTGTTCTCTGGTCATTGCTTTTGTTCGTCATCGATACGGCTCTGTACGCAATATCCACACCAGTCCTCACCCTTAATTATTTTCCAATCGGAGAAACGCATGTGGTGACGAACATCAGCCACATTGGAATAGGCAACGGTTGCTGCTGCATTATCGTGCGGACAGTCTTCACGACCGCTATCGCAGAACCCGTAAACTTCTTTGAGAATGCTCACTTGTGTCTATCTCCAATTATTCTGCTTGGTGCGCAAAAAAATCCACCCGCCGTATCGAAGCAATATCCCTCAATACAGCATCCAAATCCTCTTGGCGCTGTAGATCAGAATGATCCTCCTGTTCGGGTGGGTCTTCATCGTCTGACTGTCTGCCGTCCGTAATTGAATCTGGCATGTCATCTGTACCGAACGAGTCCAAGTAGTCTCTAAAATAGTCGTGATTCATGTTCCGCTCCGTATAGGTAGTTTGTCATTTCATTGCTTTTTTAATAACTTCAAATGGGATTCTTTTACGCACAAGATCAGCGCAAGTTTTCAGAGTTTTTGTTTTGACAGCAGCATTAGCATAAGCATTAGCATAAGCAGCATCAGCAGCAGTATTAGCATCAGCATAAGCAGCAGCATCAGCAGCAGCATAAGCAGCATTAGCAGCAGCATAAGCATAAGCAGCATCAGCAGCAGCATTAGCAGCAGCATAAGCAGCAGCATAAGCAGCATTAGCAGCATCAGCAGCAGCAGCAGCATCAGCAGCAGCATTAGCATCGCTTCTAGCGGCTCTTACATCATTCATAGAAGCGGTTCCATTACACCAATTGCGTGATGCTTGAATGCATTTGGCAGGACGGTCTTCACCTTCTGGAACGTATTGAAGGGCGGTCTCAGCGCAATCACACGCCGCCAATACAAGTAGTTTCCGGTCAATATCAATTTTTCCGGCAAACCACAACATCCAGTCGGCTCGTTCACATTCTTCCCAAGCTTTTTTAGGCCCACGTTTAGCAATCCATCGAACTGCGTCGGAACATGCGTTCATATTGTTGAGTCGGTCTGAGAGTTTCAATTTATTCCCCGTATTGATTCGCTTATCTTGGAATCCATAATACAGAAGCTTGCACGAATTGCAAGGTCGTGTTAGTATTTATTTTGAAATCACGGAGTCATTATGAAATTACAGCCAGCAATAGATCATTACGGATCACAGCGCGATCTTGCTACAGCCCTTGATCTACATGAGTCTCAAGTAAGCCGATGGAAAGTAGACGGTATTGTACCCATTAAACATGCGCTTAGGCTGGTTGATATGACACGTGGAGAGCTTCCGCTTAACTTGCGGGATTATTAAACGTATAAACATAAGGAAACAAAATGAAGATCAGCAGAGACGCATGGCATTACCGATTGATGGATCAGTTTAATTTTTATCATCCTCGCAACCTGTGTCAGTACTTCTGGATGACGGTGTGGTGCCTGCTTGTTGGCCTAGGCATTTTCTTTTTTGGATTAATGATCGTATTTTTGGCGATTATCCCGCTTTGGTGGTGGTCCGAACCTACCGCCCCACTAGGATTGTTGGTAGCTGTCGGAGTGATAGAAATTTCCTTGCTGAGTGTCCTACTTGGAAATGTTGTTATAGAACGGCATGAACGAGAAATAGAAAATGGTACACGGCGGGAACCCGAAATAAAGCTACACGTACAAAAAGAACCAAGCTTATTGAGGTTGTGGCTGAGAGCCAAGCACGAAAAGATTTGTCCTCTGATCGAATTTCATAAGTGACTTATGAATAAATACTACCAGCCCGATTCCCGATGTGATGACTGCAGCAAGAGAGGTCAGCTTGGCAATTCCATCCGTTTTTACAAACGATTCGAGAAAATCCTGATCCTTTGTTTTCCATGCTCTAAAGGGGCAACGGACTTTCGGTACAAGGTGACGACATGAGTGTTTGCGAAAAATGTTGGTCCGATGCTGGTGGAAAACTTGAACGATACCTTGAAATTCTCAAGGAACGCGAGGACAGCCCATGTACCGAACGTGAACAAAAGGGCGTGTATTACGTTGAGGTAGAGGATCGTTCGCTACGGAATTGCTCTTGGTGTGGTGGCTCTTGTTACGATGAATTTAAGAATCGACGCGCAGAAGTTTTTTGCAGCAAGTCTCACCGCAGCTCAAGTAACAGAGCATTGAAACGACTGAGGGACAAAGAAAAATGAATTGGAAAGCTGGCGATAGAGCCGTTTTGTACGCGGTAAACCCAACAAAACACAAGCGTTATGTGGGTGGCCTTTGTACCATAATTAGCCTGACATCAGATTTGGCAGGATGTTTTTCGGTTGATATTGACGAATGTCCGAGTGGCCACCCAAATGGTTGGGTGATAAAGCCAAAATATCTCCGCCCCATCTACGACGGCAACGAAAAGTCCGAATGGGATGAAGAGATTTTTGTTCCTAAAACGCTGGAGAGGATATGAACCAATGCGGATGTGAACTGGGCGGGAATTGTACCAAGACGACCGTATGTGCATTGGAGTCTGCAACACAAGACTTGCAAGACAGAGCCAACCTCCTGGAAGAATTTGTGAAGATCGTCAGGGAAGAGTGCAGCATGACATTAAGCGTGGCTATTCGTGATGCTTTGAAGGAACTTTGATGACCGAAAACGAAGCAAAAACCAAGTGGTGTCCGTTTATACGGGTAACGGTTACTCCAAATGATGATTGTTGGCAAGGTAATATGCTGACTAATCGTGGCAATATTCCAGCAGTTAATGAGAACCTTCAGTGCATCGGCTCTGAGTGTATGGCATGGGAATGGCAAGATTGTTATGACGGTTATTTTGCTTTCATTGAAGACGATGGAAGTATTTTAGTCGCCAATACTAACGAAAAACTTAAGGATGCTAAAGAGCGAAACCTGAAGGAATACCAATCTGAACAAGGCTATTGCGGACTAGCGAAATGAGATCCCGAACGGTTCCATCCTCTTGGAAACTATCCTCAAAGCTTCGTCAATGGACCCACACAAAGGGTCTGACTGACAAGATGATTGAGGATGAGCTGGAGCGATTCAGAGTGTATGAATGGGATCGTCCAAAGCAGGACTTCAATCGTTGCTGGCAGACACGGATTTTGAACGGTTTGAAAAGGGGCTGGATAACCTTACCGAAGAAAAGAACTCATCGAGGGTTAGAAGTCATTTCAGACGAACAGAAAAGACAAGATCAGATTGATTTTGACCGTGATATGAAGAAATTCGGAATGGTGAAATGAGTGCAGAATTGCAGGTGTGGTGGATTCCACAAATACCAGGAAAGCCATTTGAGTATTCGGTTGGCACGATAGAGGCCGCTGAAATGCTTACCCATGCGCTCGCCAGGTATGACTTATTTCAACTACACAACAATATTAAACCAGACTTCTCTAATGCTGGTGGCATCCGATGGACACACCCGATAGGTACAGACGGTGAATGGTGGGATCTTGATCCAGATTGCAGCGACGATGTTGATGAATTTCTGAAATGGGAAACAGAAGAACAGCCATGAGTGATATGCAACGGGGTGGTGAAGTGAATACTGATGAGAAAGGGCAAAATCATGGATAAGAGCCCAGGTGGAAATCTCGGCGTAGTCGTGGGGTTGGTAGAGAAAATTAAAGGCTTGAAGGAGGTTCTTGCGGAGAACATTCCGTATGCTTTCCCGGCTGGGATGGCCGTACATTGGAAGCATGGTCATCACACACGATCCGGTGTAGTGGATATGCACTCAAACTGGCGAGGGTCGGATGTTCGGGTCGAATTATCAACCGGCTCAACGAGATGGATTGATGTTACGCAATTGCTTGAGTTCACTGACCACAACGATCTAGAGCAGTAGGGGTACATATAGATGAACGAACTAGCAGATAAAGTTGAACATATTCTAGGATTTAATCCACTCGATATGTTTGGTGAGACTTGGGATACAGACTGGAGAGTTGCTGGTGCGCTGATGAAGCAATTTGGACCGGCGCATCACCACCCTGCCCATCCCTACACGACCGAGGCGAGGCTAATAAGTGCGTTCAGTCTAGCTGTGGACAAGACTTATCAAGGCGATTCACTCTCCAAAGCAATCATAGAAGCCTGTGTAGAAGAGCTAGGAGAGAAGTGATGAGTGATTTGATTGCGCGAATAATAGAACTTCGTGACGTAGCGCCAACAAAAGGCGAATGGCATGAATTAAACGATATTGTGAAAGAAGTCGAAGAACAGCAAGCACGAATCGCTAAGTTGGAGGATGCGCTTACCGTGTGTAATCAATTTATGCTTGAGGTCTCTCACGCCATGCAATCTGGCCCTAGCTGGTACACCAAAGGCACGCATGGATTGCGCCAACAGATTTATATGTGGATTGAACGGACGCGCAAAGCACTAGCAGCACTAGACAAGGACTAAATCATGAGTGACCACAGGTTCATTGCGACGATTCAGGATCAGGCCAAGGCAGTCATTGCTGATTTTGGTGGAATACGTCCAGCGGCAAGAGTAATCGAAATTGATCCAGCATACCTAAGTCGCTTGGCGTCAGGAGAGAAAAATAACCCTTCTGTAGCTGTGCTTAAACGGCTGTGTTTGTCTACTCCTATTTATTACACCCAAGTTGCCGTATTTACCGCCTGCCATAGATGTGGTGCACACTTATTGCAGAACTGCATATGCACCACAAAAGGACTAGATCATGAGTGAGTGGACTACAGAGATTCCAAAAGAAGCTGGTTGGTATTGGTGGAAAGGTAATGACACCTTGGAGATTCTTTATGTCACTAAATTTGAAAAAGGACTTCACGCATATGTTGATGGTGATTTCTATCGAATTGAAAGATTAGGCGGGGAATGGTGGCCTGAACCTATTGAACCACCAAAGGAGAATAAGTGATGAGTAACAATTCAACAGCAGTATCATCAGGTATTTCATTGGGATCGGCAATTGCAGTTGCTATTTCGTGGTCGATCAATGAGTCAATTTTGTGGGCCATCTTGCACGGCCTGTTTTCTTGGTTCTATGTGATCTACTTTGCAATTGTTAGGTGAAAAGCCTAAACTATAAATTCAAAAGGCCCAACACCATTGAAAATGTTGAGCCTTTTCTGGAAGTCGAGTTTGGAGATTCCAGGCGCAGGATCATTATACAACAAATCCTCGCCCAAAAATCAACCACAGTCGCGTTCCAGCGGCAGAACCCCGAAAGCACTAGCGTTATTGCGTCGCTGAAGTTCAAGAAAGCGCGAGAAAAGAGGATAAGACGATGTGTAGACAATGCTTATATGCAGTTGAGGCCCTATTCCCTGAGAAATCAGATCAGGAAAGAGTGGATATTCTGTGGAATTTCACAGCGTTCCCAGCGGGCAGTGCTGAAACCATAGTTTCCCAACTTGAAGAACACCAAAGAAAGTCCTGGCCATGTCGAACCCCTGACAACCGGGCGGGTGGCGCGAAAGTGTCTAACCAAACCGCTTGACCTTGAGTTAGTAGAGCATGTAGATAGTTTTGATTGTGGTCCGTGGGCCTTAGAACCCACAGATATCCTGCGCAGGAGGCTGAATAGGGTTCGAAACCTTGAAGGCATGATGAGAAACGGAAGAAGCCAGTTCGACACCGGCGCTCAACTTATCAGGACCACATTTAAAGCTATTTCCCTTGAAAGCTGTGTCAGACCGATGAGAAGCCGGGAATATTTATTGGCCCTAACCACCCAATAAAGGGTATGGATAATTAGGAGAACAAAATGATACTTAGCTTTAAGCTTTCGATGCCAAACAATAATTCATGGGATGGGAAATGGACGGGTGACGATAAGTTATACGTTCGTACAAAAGCGTTCAGGAAAGAACCTTTATTGCCTGACGGAAAGAGGCTTGCTGGAAGTTATCACCACCATAATTTCGGTGATGGGTGGGCCGCTGGCGTAACTGTTCGTGAAGTGACTCGTGGAGCAGCTGCGAAGCTAAAGAAACAATCGCAGGGATTTTGCGGCTACGACTGGATGATTGATTCCATTTTAACACATGGGAAAATCCTGTCTTCGTAGTTCGGATACAAGATATTAGTTCATAACCAGGAGTAAGAGATGGTACTTGATTTGTTCATGCTTGGATTTGGTTGTGGAATGTTGTTCATGTTGTTGCTGAACTCAGACAGCCCCAAGAAGAACGCGGTCTATAACAGGAGCAAGAAATGATCATAACTTGGCCAAACAGAGTATGGGAACTGGGTGATGTTGACGAGAAAGGGCGTCAACTATGGTGGAGTCATGAGCCGACGAAAGAAGATCGGGCTCGAAGAAAGGCATTTGAAAAATCCTTAAACAGGAGATAGATAGTGAACTACGAAGAACAGTTTGAGCAATTCAAGACGCTTGGTCCAAAGCTAGAGCACCTTCCCGATGGAGTAGTAACGGGTTTTTGGGAAACGCTCTACCAGATGTTCAAGGCCCGTATGGAAGCGGAGCGTGAAAAAGACAAACAGGGATTGGAGAACGCGCTTGCTGGATTGGACGCTCTCTCAGATAGACGCGGGCGCTGCTACAAAATCTGTCTGAAAAATGACGAACCTTGCGATCAATGCCCAGACAAAAGCTGGGCCGACGCGCCAGTTTCAGGTAGTCCCACGCCGCGAATAATCCCGGTGGAGGGCGGGTCATGTAGTTACTACGAAAAATGCTCTGAATGTGGCGAAGAACTTTTGCAACACGCAAGCGACAACGGTGTTCGTATGGAATGTGGTAAGTGCGGCCACGAATGGTGGGAAGGCGAATACATCAAACCTACCGTGGACGACAGTAGTCACGATCCATCATGTCAAATTAGGACGTATCGGCTACACGGCATGCCGACATCTGGATTGAAGTGTACATGCCACCGTGCGACTAACGACTCAAGACAGCCGCATGGTGACGAATGATGATCGAAAACTCTTGGGCAAATTCTCGAATGCTCAACTGCTCGAAGAGCTTGGTAAGCGCGAGGAAGCACGGTCGCGGCGCAAGCCCATTAAGCATTGGTGCGATGACTGCAAGAATTTCAAACCTTGGTCGCGCCCGCAGTCAGAGGACGTTCCAGACGATTACAACCCATGCAGCAAGGGGCACAAAATGACGTTGCGTGTACCAGAAAGCTACACGGACGATTGGGGGCTTTATCGCCGCGTTTGTAAAGATCGCAATGAATCCACTGCTGAGAAAGGACAGGATCAATGAATACACTTAGAAGTCGTAATGTTTAGATAAATACGCCTTCCATCGGGCTTCATTCTCTTGGTTCGTCGGCATTATGAGGAACAATAGCCCCTACAAGGTCGTACTTTTCTTTCCATTTCCTGTATTTCTTGACATAGTGCAACCGATCCGCAATGAATTCTTCCATTGATTGCTCTGTCAGCAAACCATTAGCGCCGGCCAAAGGAACCATTGTGGCTGCCTCTTGAAGTTCGCCGTTACAATCAAGCAATAACTTTCTTTTTGCATGTGACATTAGGGAACCTCGTTAATCATCTCGTGCATCAAGTTCCGCTTGTAATTTCAGCGTGAGTGCAAGATTAAGTGCCTGATCATGCTCTATCATTGTCACTCTTTTGTCAGTGACAGAGGTTGCATACAGCGCAATACCGCCTAACAATAAACCAAAAGAGGCGATAAGAACACCCAAAGCTGAAAGAATAACGGTCGCATTGTCTTTGAGGCTTTCAATGCGTTGGCCCACAAGCCGATTCCGAACGTCAATAACATCAACCGACATTCTTTATTCCTCTCAAAATATCCAATATTTCTTCACGATGAACTTGTTCTTCAATACGGTTCATTTCCAAAACCTGGATTCTAGCGCCGTGCATTTTAAAACTTTCATCCACTTTGCGAAATCGTTCCTTGAGATAAAACCACACCACAGCAAACCAAGACACAATCAAAAACCCAACAACTGTTAGCAAAATTGCAATGATGCCTTGATCAGACATTATAGATTATCCATGGGTGAGTTTGACCTATTGTACCCATGCGGGAAAAATATCCCACAACTATTATTCAGTCGCCTGACGCTCCAGATAGCCAACAAAAAGCCCACTGAGGTTGTCGATCTTTCCCTCAACGCGAACAACCGTACCATCCAAGCGCAGTACACTTGCCTCCACCGCATCCATTTTCCCGGCCAGTTCGGTAATCTCAGTCGGTGTTTGCGCAGCATCATTCAGTGCCTTAACCTGTCGTGTGACCTCGCTTTCGATGTAATACGGCACACCCCAAAACTGCGCGGCGAGAAACGCGATGATTCCAGCAGCAATTCCAAGTCCTTTCATGGTCGATTTCTCAATGGTCACTAGGTGGTTCCTCGATTTGCCGTATTTCCTCGATCAGTTGCTGCGCGTACAGTCGATCATCTTGCTTCGCCTCACGCTGTTGCGCCGCGTAACGTGCGGCCCGCTGGTCTGTTTTCGCCTTGTCCTCGACCAAGGCGGCCAGCTGCTGCTGCAGCGCCTCATAGTCATGGCCGTGGTCGTCGTCCTCGTCATCATCTCTGCTGCTCCCCTGTGGCTCAGTAGGCAATCTAACGGACGCGATCATCGTAACCGCAGTCTTGCACGTTTCAAAATCTGAAAATGAGTTGCGGATCGTATCCACATGTGTACAGCGCACAGTCGCTGCGGCCTCGTGATTGCCCCGAGCATCAAGACCATCGGCAATGCAGGTCGGATTTTCGACCAGAGACTGCCAACCAACTACAACAATATTCATTGCTTTACTGGCCATGCACTGATTGATATCGACATCAAACGAACTGCCACCGACCGCGTAAGCGCGATCACCTGCTATATCAACGCTTGACCCGCCTACATCAACGGTCGTGCCGCCAATACTGATATCGCCATCACTACCATTACAGGAATTACCCTGGCAATGGTGATCGCCTTGAGCGCGTGCCTCCATAGCAATCGTAAGGGTTGCCAGAACCAGTGCTACTGAGATCAGCAGGTTGATTACTTCTCGGTAACGTGGTCTCATGCTGTCTTTACTAATCCGTTGAATGGTCTCATTGAACAATACTCACATTTAGGGTCTGAACATTTTTGTTCAAGCCATTTACCTGTTTCTGGCTCATAATAAGCATCATACCTTTCGCTGTATTCTTTAGGCATCCCAAACATCCATAGCGGCGGCTGTCAACGCGCCCATAGTTTTCACGCGGGACACACGAAGAAATAAGATTATCACTTTGACCCACCAGCTTTAAATTTTTCTACTCCACGTACACCCATGTACGCTAGTGCCGGGGAGGCCAACACGAGGAATATCTGCCAATCTATGGACGGCTCACCCAGCCCCCATACCTCCGGAGCTACAGGGAGTAGCATACTCGACAGGGCATAGATTGCCGTGACGTACCAAGACTGTCGTGCAATCTTTGGGCGAGTTCGTTTTGTGTATAGGTCGCTTTGGTGGAGCTCCGCCTGCACAGTGGCCTGGTGTGCCACGAACATCTCGGCCTCTGCTTCGACCTCAAGAGCCTTGAATCCTGCAGCATTGGCCTCTATCTGAGTTCTAAAGGCATGGTCAAGTTCCTTGGCTAAATCCTTGTCAGTCACCAACTCGGATATGATGCCGCCACCAACACCGATAACCTTTTCAATAATTTTTCCGATAAATGGTATTGCCATATCAATCCCTTTAGTAGAAACGCTTAGGCAATATAGATTCGATATATCTGTCCGATTGATTGGTCACTACCGGGATGATATATCCAACTTCTGAGTGGAATATTTTCGGCAGCATTGTATCTAAATCCTCATTACAACTTGCCAACATTTCTGCGAGTTGTTTCTTAGTGCAGCCCTTCATGTACATAGCAATCTTCTCGTCATGCGTTTGCTCAATTATTTGCATCATTACGGAACCTTTTTCAGTGGCAGAACTTTCTCTCTAGGTTTGTTCATGCGATAATCTCCCAATGGGAAGGACAATACACGGTTATTATGGTACCTCGACTTATTACTCTTGGTACAACATGAAAAAACGATGCAATGATGCCAATCATAGTTCGTACAAAAACTATGGCGGTCGCGGTATTAAATATCTCGACAGATGGGAATCTTTTTGTAATTTCCTCGAAGATATGGGTCCAAAACCAAGTGGCCGGTCGCTGGATCGCGTAGATAATAATGGTAACTATACCCCGAAAAATTGCCGCTGGGCCACTCGTAGTCAGCAAGACAATAATTCGCGTAGAAACAGGCTCATCACGATTGCTGGAGTCACAAAAACAATCACGCAATGGTGTGGATATTACAGCATTAAAAGACCTACCGTTTATGCTCGAATGAAGTCTGGATTGTCCGAAGAACAAGCTCTGACCTTGCCGGTTAACGGTGGAGGTTGGGGTGTTAAGCAAAATCTTCAATCTCAATGAAAACTTCCTCACCGCTGTTTAGCGCCTTGGTTATCTGTCCATATAAGCGTCGATAAGCGGTTACTGAACTTGTAACCATTCCCCGCTCAACAACATTTGAAATCTGTCCATCACCGGTCAACAGGCAACCATCGGTGTTATCGTCCTTATTGCCAACGTGCATATAGACCCACTCAAAGCCAGGCACATCCTGCAACCAAAGCATACCTTTATGCCACGGAAAACGTTTCTTGTATCGCTTGGCCATCCCGCCTTCGTCACGCAGTTTGATCTGATAACGACCGGCAGGAATACGAGTCTCACCGGGAATCTTCGGTTCGTTGAATTGATCTTCCAGAATGTAGCATAGAAACTTGGCTAGTCCATGAGTCTCCGTAACATCGTGCAATATGCCAAGGGTTGCTTCCTCTCCAGAGGAAATACGTCTGCTAAGTAGTTCCATCATATTCCATTTTCTTTGTTATCTATACATAGCCCAAATCTTCTAATAACTGAGCCAGAACAGCATTATTGTTGGCCGCCGTTGCTGATGCATTTGCAGCCAATGTTCTGCTCTCAACCACGGTTGCTGTTCTTGTGTAAGCAGTCACAACGGGTAAATACTTAAAATCCTCTGTAGCGCCTGCAATATCATAAAAATAGGTAATAGAATTTCCTGTCTGTAAAGTGGTTGTGCCAACAAATGATCCGCAATGTACTACATTGCCGCCACCTTGGGCCTCTGTTTGTAAATTAACCCAGTCACCACTACCGCCTCTTGCCTTGCCATGCACCCAGACGACATTCTGATTAGGCGTCGGTATATTACCCGGTGTCCATTGCGATTGAGATTGTGAAATACGGATTGCCTCTGTGTCACAATCAACGGTTTCAGCAATGACTGAATTTCTGTCACCGCCTATCAAAATACCAAAGGGTTGACCCGAAATAGTACCAATATACGCATTATTTAATTGGGGTTGACCTATCCACATATTATCCAATGTGCTGGAACGATCATCCACTATATAGCCAAAAACATTGTCTCGCATTTGCCCTACACGAGTGGTGTTATATCGGCAATCACCAATGATAAAAATAGCACTTCCAGTTGAGTCAGCAGGCCGCCCATTGCCGTAATAAGTTTGAGCAAAGATCGTACAGTCCCAACTGGATCTTAAAAGCACTCCTGCAAAATCCCAATCGTATATCTCAATATCAGGATCTACATGCAGTCTTGAACAAACCCTTCCTTCAATAGCGTTTATGTTGACAGACGGATTGGAAGAGCCCCTGAGTTGCCTTCCATTCAATTTCCCATTGCCAATAATTTGTACATTAACCGTGCCTATATCAACAGGCGCACTCGTCACGGCGCGGGTGACAGTTCTATCCAAAATTATCGTCGTTCCACTCACTGATTTAATACGAGCAAAGTTCTTTAACACCGCAGGCACTACGGTAGTGTCTATGTGTGAGGCTGCTGACGTTCCGTAAACACCCCGTATACATCCCGTCAGGTCATTTCCACTAACTGCTGTATAAGAAATCAATTCGCTCTCTATAAGTACAACACCAATATGGCCGGTATCAGGAATATATCCTAAAGAATTTACAACAGTAATCGTGGTAACGCTGTCGGTTATTGCACCGTTTAACGTGCTTTCCTGGTTTAAACTAGCGGTTTTTACTCCAACAATAGCAACTAACGCACCAACTTCAGCGCCTGTTGCATTCGCAACCACCAAAGACGCAGAGGAAGCGGAAATTGTTCCAGTCGTTTCATGGACCTTGGTTTGAAAGAATCCATTATTATTTACAGAATGCGACGTAGTTCCATCTGCATCTGGTTGAAATGTAGTGCCTCGGAACTCAATTGTATGGTTAGAATATGGATTAAGACTGACAGATGACATATCCATTTCGACCGTATAATTGCCGAAAATAATATGCATAGGAACAGTTATTCCGTCGAAGAAATCCTCTGAAATAGTTTGGGTGCCAGTAACATTGCTAGCATCTATTATACCGCCAGACGAAGATAATGCACCAGCGGCGGCAGACAGTTGTACACTTAAATCCGATCCTGGATATCGTCTTACATCATAGGGTTCATATTTTGTAGTTAAATTGCTTTCACTTAATCCTGAATCTGTTTCATCTGGAATAATTGGAAAAAATGGAGGCGCTGTGTCCTGAACAGGATCTTCATCGTATATAAGCGCGCTCACTGAATCGTTCAGAATCAGCCGATAAACGGTATCAGAATCAAGATAAATGACCGCAAACTCACCAGCCGAATTAGCAATCACAGGATTAGCATGTGGCGTCGTAAGGGCAGCGTCTGTATAGGTGTTTGTTCGGGTTGTCGTGCCAGTCAGGTAGAAATTCGCGCGAGCAGCACCACTAGCCACACCGCCGTCGATAACAACCTGTCGAGGTAATTGAAATATTCTAGACATTAAATGTCCTACCGCAGCAAGTACGAAACTTGCCAGCCCTCATCAAGTCCTTTGCTGCCACTAGTTTCAAATAAATTAGTTTGCATGTTTCCGGTATTCGCTGAATAATCCTGAATAATAAATGTCATCGTTGTAGCTAATGCGGAAATCGTGTATCCGCCTTGTCTTACACCACCCTGATCTAAAAGAACACAAACACCATCCACAGCAATTGTTGGCGTGCATACTGCCGGTAAAATAGTCATAGTAAATGTATTGGCATTTGAGGTACTCGCTATTTGCGTTGTTTTGTTAATGATAGTGCAGAGATTTCCGACTATTTCATAATGCATCGTGCCAGTTGGGTTTACTGCATATCCCGTAAGAGTTGCCGTGAAGGATCCATTTGTTATAGCGGGAATGGTGTTTCCATTATGCTGTAAGTTAGTTGGTAGAAAGTTAACTATATCTACTGTCTGTTCAATACGATCTACTGTTAAAATGTTGGTGAAAAGTGTCAGCGCATCATTGGCAACCTGAATTAGTAATTGCTCTGAATTAGCCTGCACTCGCCACGTTGTATTATTCGCTGCAGCATCAGACTCAACAATATCAAAAAATGGTGCGACTCCTGTTAATGTCAAAGAATCTCCACCCTGACCTGCCGGAACATCATCATCCTGATAAATGAGTACATCAAATGAATCTGTGTAGTTAACCCGATAATCCGGTAAAGACGGATCAAGATATATGGGTGCAAAAAGACCTTCTGAATTAGCCACGACTGGATTGGCATGAGCAACCGTTAAGGCAATATCGGTATACGTATTTTGTGGTGTTGTTGTATTGGTCGCGGTAAAGGTAAGTCTCGCACCCGGCTGAACAACACCGACATCAAAAGCAATAGCCCTTGGAAACTGGTATAAATTACCGGCCATTATCGGTAGCCCATTCTATAAATCCAATCCTTGCTATTTTCAATGCGTCCGGTTCGTTCAGTGTTTTAGCCCATGCTTTGAATGCAGGGCTATTTTCAATGATTTGATTCGCCGTTGAAGTATCGCCCTGTATCGACTTGTTAATTGCTCTTGTGAACGCCGATGATGCAATCATATTATCTGCTGCAACTATTACAGGGGTTCTTTGTTTGCTCAAAAGTGAACCAACCATACCGGCAGTCCCCGCACCGGGGAGCCCGACCGTCAAAGACACACCTTCTGCGGCGGCAACCTTCGGTGCGGCACTAAGCACCTTTTCAAAAATAGAAAGATCTTTTAATGCAGCAACAATAGGTCCAGCAGAACCCGATGGGTTGCTTAACGGTTTTCGATTTGACTCAACAATCCCCGTAAGAACACGACCAATATCATTGAACCGATTTCTAGCCGCTGGTTCCAGATGAGAAAACAAAAGATTTTTAGCAGTCTTGTTTCTGTTCAGCGCAGCAAATGAAGCAACAAATCCAGTACCTAATTGTCCGCCCCTGCGAGAACCACCCGCAAATATTTCAGACAATACGGTAGCGGCAGCTTCACTCCTACGATTCTTTGGAAGAGCATTGATCAATTGATTGAACTTCGATACATCACCCGCTACAAGACCCGTGGCAGAACCACGTATTTTAGGAACTAATGACCCAGAAGCATTGCGACCAAACAAGGCTATTGCCTGATCTTCTAAAGTCTTTCTTGTTACCACTAATCCTCTAGCGCTAGCATATATATTACCAATCCCAAAAGCACTAGCGACACCATTTTGCACCTCCGATAAAACACCGTAGATTTCTCTCAAATTTTGATCAGTGCCGTTCTTGTACGGTCCCGATCTTCTGTTAAATCCTTCGCCAACATTGCGTCTTATTAGATCAAGAGCAGCATACGTTGGGTTAATAGCATCACCATCTTTTGTTGTTTTTGTTAGCGCGAGTAATTTTTTTTCTACCTTTGATAGCAGTGAATTATCGCCGCCGAAATCCGCTAGTTTCTTTTCCAAGTATTTTCGTATTAATGTTGTGTTGACCTTTGTTTGCGCCGGAATAAGTCCGTTTACCAATTTATACGTAATTTTAGCCGCTTCCCCAAGATTGCTAATAGTGTCATTAATCTGCGTTGCAATCGCATCATCAAACTGTGACTTGTCCAAATGTCCTTTATTAACAACGACCAAATCATCGGCTTGTCTCGATACCGCCGCAAGCGCTTTAACCTCGTTCGCTTGCAGGGTCGATCCAGGTTGAGATTTCAATGCTCTGGTCACATCCTGAAACGCGATATTGGTTGAATAATGTTCTGGATTAAGATCAACGCCCAACCTCTGGGCGGATTCCACAATTTTCACATCAGGAACCACAGCATCAACAACAGCCTGAGTTTTTCCTTTTCGTAACCCAGAAACGATCTGTTCAGACGATATAGGTGGCGTAATATCAACCGGTACATCAAGGGTTGGCTTGCCTACAGATACCGGTTGATCTGGAACACCTAATGTAATCTTTTCTTCTGCTGTACTTAGTATTCGAGTAGATGCATCTTCAGTCGCAACGGGTCGTGTACTTGGTGCTCTCAATGTCTTGACCGTTGCTGGAACAAAAGGCAAGGCAGCAGCAGCAAGCCCCACTCCTAACTTAATCCCTGGACTTGTATCTTCGGGTAATGACTCAATAGCGCCGGAACTCACGCCAAACGATGCCGCCTGCGTTCCAGGCGTGGCCGCTAATACTTTACCAACCTCACTGGCTACCTTTGGAGCATTAACAGCAATAGCTCTGCCAGTTCCAACAAATCCACCCGCACCAACAACACCTTGATTTATTTGAGAAGCTATTTCCTCTAAACGTCCCTCTGGTTCCGGTAGTCCAAGATTGGTTAAAGAAGAACTAACATCACCACGTAAATTCTGGCTTGACAATGGCGGTCCACCTAAAGCGCTCGATGCCCTATTAACAGCAAACCCTATAGGGTCTGTAACTATTCCCGCAACACCGGCAACCCCCTCAACGACGTCTCTGCCAACCAACCCAAGACCGCGAAAAATCTTTTCCGATAAGGTGCGTGGTTCTGGTTCCGCAATAATCTCCTGCGCTGAAAAACCTTCAGGAACGTCTGAAAAATCTTGTTCCTCAGCAGTTTCGAATCCTACAGGAACGTCTGAAAAATCAGCCACTATTGCTTCACCCACTGACCATTTTGTTTGACAATAGTCACCCCTTGAGCATTTGTTCTTACCGTTCCCTCAGGAGCCACATTCTGCTGCTCAGTTTGTTGGTTACCACGCTCCTGCTGGCGTAAAAATCCGGCAAGGGTTCCGCCCTGATCCACAAAATCAATTTGACTGGCAAAATACCCCCTGAGCTTTTCTTGCGCCGCTTTCTTGTCTTGCAGCCATTGAATCAATTCTTCAGGTTGTAAATTGGTTGGCAATGCCACTTCCAGAGCAAGGTCTAATTCACCCTTGGAAAGGGCACCAAATGTAACCCCACCCACAACATCAAGACCTAGTTCATTGCGTATCTGATCGAGTTTGACCGATGCAGATCGAATAGAGGGAAAGAACCTGGACTCAATCGGGCCTGTTCTCGCCCCACCTTCCAATGCCGCAATCGCCTTGTCCATATTACGAATATTCTTGTCAATATTCTGAATGGACTCAAAGCCCTTATCAATCGTTTTCGCTCGTGATGCGCCAGTCATTTCGGCAAATTTCTTACGCCCGGCAATGACAGCGGTAGATTCCGCAACCTGTTCAGTCAGTTCAGGATCCAGTGCCGTTGTAATCGCGCCAGAACCTACCGCTCGTGGATCCAAACCCAGCTGTACTCGTCTTGCTCTTGCCTGGTCTTCAGGCGATAAGCCCTCAGTAAGACTACCAAAGAATCTGCCTTGAGCAGACGTGCCTGCAGTAGGAATTTCACTATCCTCCTGTGGAGCCTCAGTTAACGCAAACATTAACTGTGATTCAAAATCCTCCAGTCTTTGCCTAAACCCCTCTGGATCGGTTTGTGCGCGTTGCAAAAGTCCCGGCAATTCAGCCTCATTCAAGATACCGTCAGTAACTAATTGCTGCCCGACTTGTGGCAACATATTGGGATTCTGTTGCGCAATACGAATGCCGTTCAACAATTTTTCGGTGTTGGCTCTTTGTTGATTCTCATCAAACGTCTGCTGATCTCTCACACCTCGTTGTTTTTCATTGTCTATTCTCAGGGCATTCAAGTTCTGATTCTGTTCAGCAGCACGAGCACGATCACCGGATTGTAAGGCATTTCCAAGATTGAATGTAGCCATTAAAAGACACCCCCAGTGGTTGTTCGACCCTGACTAATGGGTTTCTTATCAAAAAGACCCGCACGTTGTGCCGTGAATAAATTAGCGATGCCACCTTGAATCGCATCGTTGACTCCACTAACACCCGATGCCCTGGCATCACCACCCTGGACGAGTGCATTGGATATATTGCCGGATATTTGCGTACCTGCTTGAACCCCAGTATTGGTGGCGGTTTGGCCAAGACCCGCAATGGCAAGATCACGGTTGACGAAATTGTTAAACTCTTGTGAAGCAAGTCCGGAGTTAAATTCGGTAAGTCGTCGCAAGGCATTGCCCGATAACGTACCGCCTGAAGCAGAGAAACGATTCTCAATGTCTCTCAAACCCTCATCACGTACAAATTCAAATCCTGGTGAGGTAAAGAAGTCGGAAGAATCACCGGACTGACTTCGATCAAGACGATCAAGCGCGGCATCACCCACACGTTTTCCAGTCGCCAAATCCTCTCGATTCAGATCAAATTGGCGACGCTGTTCCTCAATCGATTGATCAACGCCTTTCGCTTGCTCTTTGGCTGCCTTATCTGATGAAACCGCGCCAATCACGGCGCCGCCAACAATTGCTAGTGCTGTAACTGCCATCACAAATCCTTAATAAAAACCTGTTCCAATGAGGTATAACCTAGTTTTTCATACAAGCCAGAAATGTTTTCTACATCCGCCAAACAAAACATCGTTATTCTTGCCGCACCGGCCGCTTTTGCACTCTCTTCAAGCTCACTCAGTAAACGCATACCGGCTGACGTTTTTCGATGACTTGGCGAAACCCACCAAAAAAACTCCTGTGCCAAAGTTTGATATTTGTTCCACCAAAGCGGAATAATCATTGCACCAATCATGCCGATCGGCACCTCATCAATAGCAAGTTTAATAATTCCATTCTCAAGCAGTCCTTCTATGCTCATTCTCAACGTATCTCGATCAACAATATGTCCCGCAGCTCTGGCAAAATCGATTCCCATACGATCTATGTCATTAAAATCATCCATTGTTGCATCACGAATAATCACAATCGAGACACAAAAGCTGTTAATACCAATCGGCCATTGTCTACACTATCACCAAAACCATGCACAGGCTCTGCGCGATGCATAAGTGAAGAATCGAAAACACAAGCTCGGTTTTCCTGCATACCAACAATGCCATTAACCTCCCACGCATCAGGAATGTTGGTGTCCCTTTTCCACGCAGACAATTCAACATCACTCACAGGACCGTGTTTCATACCTGCGGCTTTATGACAGACAAAGCTAGTGCCTCCTGCCCCGTTTTGCATGTATAAAAGAAACGTAAAATCTCCCATAATCGTATCATTATGCGCCTGATGAGGCGCCGTTGAAGTATTTTTGTTGGTCAGTCGAAAAAACGCCATATTGATGTTTACGGTAAAAGCCAAAACATGCTCCAGCTTATACTTAATTTCGGCAACGGTAGCCACAGGCACATCCGCAGAAACATCCGGGTACAAAACACCGTCTTGAGGATTGGTCACGCCACCATAAGAAAGCGATCTTGCGTGCTTATTCAGCTCCTCGAAATCTGCTATAAAGTTCTCAAACCTGATCATGCCGTCAACCCCAGGTTGTTCAAAGCCGTTCTCAAGCCATCAATCGCTGTATCTAAATTGGCAAAGTTGGTATTGATGGTCGCATCATCACCCGACCCTGAAACTGTCGTGATTGTGGCCGAACCCGGATCCGATTGTTGGGCAACCGCCGTAGTACCGAAAAAGCCTATATTGCCACTGAAATTCCAGCCCTCTGCCTCCAATAACGTCACTAATTGGGCCGCAGTCAACTCGGAGACCACCCCGGCAGTCGTCAGACGTCCCAAGATGCGATCTGCGGCGACATCTTGTATCTTGGCATAGGTAACTGCTTCATCTTGGATAGTCGCGGTAGCCACTGTGTCATCGCCTGCCGTGAGGATTTGATCACGGCACCATCTTGTCCATTCCCGTAAGTCTTTGGGGATAGCCACAAAAGGCCTGAGTCCTGTTGTAGCCATTACAACCGACCCCCTTCGACTTCGAGCTGTGTGTCGGTAATGGTCATGGCAATTGGATCACTCACTGCCCCTCGATACACTCTTTGCCGTGAGGAACCTAAGGCAGTCCAGACAACGCGGGTAAACCGTTCACCAATGCGGCCAATCGTCTTGTTTGGTAAAGACTTGAAAGTAGAACCGCCATCGTCTGAATAGTCCATCATCATTTCAGGATTGGAACCTTGTCCTACAGTGAGTCCTACTCCAGTTTCTAATACAACCTCAAGTCGTTTATGAAACGCCCTGCGCC